AACTACACCATAGGAGCGGTGGGCACTCGACCGACTACACGTCGGGAGTGGATATATCATATTCAGGTGTTTCCTCTTTAAGTCCATTTACAAACTTCATACCAGCCAAAGAGACGGAAAAAAGACCGGCAGATGTGTTCGCGACGATCATGGGAACTACATTGAAATGTATAGAGTACACCAAACCCAAAATACTCGCTACGACATTTATTCCAAGGAAAGTATAATTGATAGCGTGAGTGTCCTTGGTCTTGTGAACGTGTACCACCTGGGGGATAAACATGACCGATATAAGTATAGCGCTCACCAGACCAACCCAGTTGACGAGGGTATCTGTATCCATACTCTTATTTATTTTCTAACTTTTAAGTAGGTATGGTACCACTATTACTTTTGTTGTGTTTGGTTGTGTTTATTTTGGCAACCCATAATGCCACTAAGGTTAGGAGATCGCATTACGATTACAAGTGTTTTTTATTGACCTTGAAAAATGAGCCGACCAGGTATGAGCGTTTCTTGAAAAGTCATCAAAAGGGGTTGCCATTGGAAATTATATATGGAGCAGACACCAGGAATCTCAAGGTTGCTCGTGAGTACGAAAGCTTTGTGGAACCCGAGTACTTTGACAAAGCTGTGGAGATGCACTACAATCCACACGTCCAAAGACCCGATATAACCTACTTCAACTTGGGTGCGATTGGGTGCTTCATGGGGCACATGGAGTTTTACAATAGATCTTTTCAACAGGGTCTCAATTACGCTGTCATCTTTGAAGATAACGTGGTTGTGAAATCAAATCAGTTGTATGAGGAGATTCAAAAGGTTATAGATCAGATGGGTGATGACTTTGAGATGTGTTTTTTCCACTGTCTCTCGAGGCTCCCCTCTGAAACGAAGGGGCCCTTGGAAAGAGTTGATTGGATATCCAGCACAAAGTGCTACCTGATCCACGTCGACAACATGAGAATGTATAAGAAACATTTTCTACCCATGGATAACCACGTAGACATGAAGCATGAGGATCTAATCGCCATGGGGGCGAGGGTGTATTATAAAGATCTACAGGACTACATGTACATAGATAGAAGACATAGGAGTCTCATTGGACATAGCAATCATGGACGTTCAATGTTCTTTTCGAGACAAAATCCAAAGGCAACCCCATTTAACCTCAAATGGGGTTACTAAACCTAAGTGGGTGAGGTCATTTAGATTTTCAACAAGATGTTTGCTACAATCTCTACAACGAAAAAGGATATCCTTTCGCGCGACTTTACCCGCGCGAAAATACTGCATGTGTCCGAAAATGGGGTGGATTTGTCCCCCCTCGGGTGGAGCTGGGCTGATCTCCACAGATTCTTCATCCTACAGGTACCCACTGAGATCGTCTTACAGAGGATTGGTAATGTGAAGAGGGGTCCACCACCCCCCTCTGGTCGTATGAATGAACATGTGGGTGGGTGGCGGTACGATACAGGTATCCCTCAGTTGTACCGTCGGGGTTGTAATCCAAAAGAAATTATTAGAGACTTTTTCAAGTTGGAGAACTCTATGGAAAACCTGGTAGAGATTTGTATTCGTTTGCAGTCGGGGCAGGTAATAACGCTTAAAGGTTGTTCCCGAGTATCTGGTAATGAGTAAAAAGAACCTCGGGCAGTTCTACACCACCAATCACGAGTACATCTTGGAGGGTTTAGAGAAACCCGATGGAAAGGTTATAGAACCCTTTGCTGGGGAGGGTGATCTACTGACGTGGTTGGGGCATGATAACTGGGAAGCCTACGATATAGAACCCAAAAGGGGTGATATAGTACAGAGAGATACGCTTAGAAGTCCACCTTGTTATGAAAATGCATACATTATTACGAACCCACCCTACCTGGCGCGGAATAAATGTACCACTAAAGAGGTGTACGACCTGTATGGAATGAATGATCTTTACAAATGTTTTATAATGTCCCTCGTTAACCAAGATGGTGGGTGTCTGGGTGGTATATTCATCGTACCCGCTGGATTCTTCCTGTCCCCCAGAGATACTGATGTCAGGTGTAGGGATGCATTTATGAATAGGTACCAAATCACAAGGGTTAAATACTTTGAAGAAACCGTGTTCCGAGATACGACCACCACCGTAGTTGCGTTTTCTTTCGTGAAATCCCCTACCCCCTTGGAGACGCAGAACGTGGTATGGGAACATAGACCGTCGGGTACCTGTAAAACATTCACTTTGGAGCGACGGAATAGGTGGATAGTTGGTGGAGATATATACAACTTACCCACGATGTCGGGTGTGAAGGTTTCACGGTTCGTTAAGGATCGAACCACCCTCGCGACTACCCACCTGACACTGTGTGCCTTAGATAGTGGAACCCAAGATGGGAGGATTCGTTTGGAATTTAAAAAGGACTACGTGTACCAAGGTATCGATACGAGTAGAACTTACGCAACTCTTTGCATCCAAGGTGTCGAGTTGAGTGATGAGGAACAGGTACGGGTGGCAAAAGAATTTAACGAGTTTGTGGAGACTAAGAGATTGGAAACTTGGAGCCTCTTCTTACCCCAGTATAGAGAAAGTAAAGAGTACGCGCGTAAAAGAATTCCCTTTGATTTGGCTTACAAAATAGTTTCTAATTTATTATTAAGCCATTCGAAATAACCAAACAAATCACCAACGTAAATCCTGCTTCGAATATGCCCCCCCCCATGTCCGAACCTGGAAAATAGATATTCAAAGTGGTGCATATTGGTTGCACATATTTCACCATCCAGAATGTTAACAAAGTAAACATCCTCACCGACACCCAAGTTATTGATGACGAGGATCTGCCCCTTGATGAACTCGTACACCAGTTTGAGTGTCCGCGTCTGCGAACCCCCCGCCTCAACCACCCACTTGAGGTTGATGTAGAACTTGGTATCGTTAAACCGTTGGATACCGTCAAAGTCTTCGGTCCATTCGAAACCACCCGGTTCGTTGTAGGGCTTACTTTTATTAGCCATGACACCACGTTCCATGTTAATACGCATATTATTGGACTTGGTACACTCCACACCCGTTCCATCCTCGATAGCCTTCCTCTGGTAATCCTCACACTTCATAGACATAGCGCCAGACACATTTTCAACTCCCAACATCCGCCTCCGTAGGTCCTTCGTAATCTCAATTCCGGGTCTTACATAGGCTGGAACTCTTGCATGGATGAGAGACACAGACACCCGTTCCTTTAGAGTATTAAGAATTACAAACATCTTCGGTCTACAAATCCTCATCACTACAATCTACTTAGGTTTCATTTTTACATATGGGACACATATGTAAAAATGATCCAAACGGGGCTCGAACCCGTGACCTTGGCGTGCCTTATGTGGGTGTGACTCCACTCGAACATACGGTGTATAAGCACCACGCTCTAACCAACTGAGCTATTGGATCAAAACTCATACATCGTAACGGTGAACCTCCCCTTCTTTCGAATTGTCGGTTCGATGAAGAGTTGGACTATCTTTTCTTTACCTCGTGGGGTACCTTTAACTTCCTTGGATTGTTTGTCTATTATAGCTTCCGACTTGAACACAAACTCTTGTGTGGTGTACTGTTCCACCCCATCCTCTGATACCACGATAACATTGTTAGGTGGAGATGTTTGAGCACCCACAAACTTGGGATCCTTAAACATCTCACGGAACATACCTACACTATGTCAAGATATTCCTCAAACTTCACAATACCGCCTCCACCAATGATAAAGTTAGAATGTATCTGAGCAGCTTCAAATGCTTCTCGAGCTACGCGCTCTGATAAAATCTTATCATAGAGGCATGGCTCAACATCATGTGCCTCAAACGCTGGACTGATGACACTCACAGAGGTATCCGTGTTTTGTTGTAAATACTCAATGATGTCCCAATATCTATCCGTTCCTGTGACAAGAACGAGGGCGAATCCTTGTGTCTCATAGTTATTTTTTATTTGGTGCATGGAAATTTCATTTACAGTCAACCCGTTAACAATGTCGGTAATCTGGTTATAAATTTTACGCGTCATCATCTTTTCACTTGGCATTTCAACAAAAATAATAGAATGTTCGGACGCAGCTTTATGATATGCATCTTCCATGTTATTTTCAAATTCTAACGCAGCTGTTCGGGAACCAATAGCTTCTAATCCCGGAAAATCGTCAAACATCGTCTTCGCTATCCCGATGATGTTTGTTTTGACTCTATCATCGAGAGCGAGTAAAGCAGCGTTTTCCATAGACTTATTTCCACACAGACAGTAAAGACGATCTATATCCTTTAAACTGTGTACAGCCATTTCGAGTTTCATTGTGTCGCGTGAAAGTGTTGGCATCTCAGAACGGTCATTTACATTCAGTCCCCCAAACCCACGTCTAAATCCGAATACATGATTTCCTTGAGATTTTTCGTAAAGAGTGAGATCATGTACGAGGTTGTGAACACCCGGACACAATCCACCGGCGATCAATATTCCAGTGTTCATTTACTTATTTACAAACGGGTCTTTCTTTTAATTATGTAAATCAAAAGGAGGCATAGTAAAACACTGATGTAGTCAAATGTCATTTTCAATCTATCAAACCCCGGTTGCACCTTTTCATGGAGTCGAAGTGGGGAAACCATGAGAGTGTTCAGCACTGGCCATGTATACCCCCAACCTTCTTTTGCATTCTCAGTTTCCACTATTTTTTGATAGGCGATGGGAAACTTGTACGTATACTTCGACATATGTCTATTCGTTTCAAAATCGGAGTGACCCAATAAGAAATCGTGTGTAAGACCATGTTTCATATACTTTTCACTGTAAATCGTCGCGTGTGAACATGTATTATACAACAACAGGTGGTGATCTTCATGTAGTAAAATGTCGATTGGCGAGGACAATGACAATGTCGTACCCAAATTGTATATATCTGGATTTTTTCGGTTTAGGAAGGTATTTATATCTTTGATAACCTTTTCATCCCTAATGCGTTCATCAAACTCACAATCATCCTCCAAAACTATAATGCGTTTGAAACCGCTGTTCAATGCATGTTTGAAAATAGTCTTGCACGCGTGTTCGAGATCATAGTTGGGTTTATTCACACGCAGATTCTTGTCGCATTTTTTGTAGCCATGATTGTACTGAAGAATAACATCGGTCGTTATCTCAGCATTTTTAATCTGTTCTAAAATTTGTTCTTCTCTCTCGGAACCCACCATAAGTAGTACGTATGTACAATCTATGGATGTGTCATAATTTCCCTTTGGTAGTGTATAGTGCTTGTGATAATAACACCCACTCATATTATAATCAAGTAAAATTTTTTGACCAAACACTCCACCGATTTAGATACAGACACATTAGGGATACCGGCCATATTTTGGGATTGTTCCTATACAGGTATGCCACGTAAATAAAGCTCAGAGTCATCATCGTGTGCTGAAACTTTTTTTGAACTTCAATGGGAATACCTAAAGTATCTCGCACCGTGTTGTATAAAAACGTGTCTTCGTTTCCGTTCTTCTCATCTGAAACTTTATTCTCGAGAACGGACAACACACATTTGTTATCAAACATCATCCAGTGTAAGCTCACAGCGAAACATGCCATTGGGTAGATATAGTACAGACGTCTCGGTAATAAAAGTAGACCGAATGTCTGAAACCCGATGATCCACACCGCGTGTAATAGTATGAGAATAAATAACACTATATTCATATAATACATGAAGATTAAAATCAACAGACGAGTTGAAAATGAATGTATTATTGAACTCATTTCCGACTGGAAGGGGGTGATTGAAAAACTATCTGGTAAAGTTGTATTGTTTATAGACACGAATATTAAGCGGCTCTATGGGGTACCTGACGTAGATGGTATCGTGTTCGACGTGGAAGCCAAAGATGAATTCAAAAATCTCTCGTACTATTCCCACTTTCTCGATGAGATGGGGAAGCACAATATAGATACCTACGCCACAATCATTTCCGTGGGTGGGGGGTCTGTGAGTAATTTAGCTGGATTCATCGCGGGAACCTACAAGAGAGGTATAGACTTCATCAGCGTTCCAACGACACTTCTCGCCATAACCGATGCGTGTATATCGTATAAGCAGGCACTTAACACGAACCATGGTAAAAATCAGATTGGTTGCTATAAGGTTCCCTCGTATATCTACATATACTACGACTTTCTAAAAACGTTAGATGAGCGTTTTATTTGGGATGGGTACGCAGAAATCATAAAACACTGTGTGTGTGAGAACTTTACAATATCCAAAGATGACATGTTTGAAAATGTCATGAAGACGGTTCGAGCTAAAATAAAACACATCGAGGATGACCCCTGGGAGCTACACCCCATACTGATGTACGGGCACCAATATGGTCACGCGTTGGAGTACCTATCCAAAGATGAATACTACCACGGAGAAAGTGTCAACATCGGTATGATCGCGACCTCCCACATTGGAGAACTTTTGGGTATTCACGATGGACAACTCGAACACTACCATAAGGAAATGTCGGACACCTTCAACTTACCCAAAATGTTTTACTGTAGAGATACTTTTAAACTGAGGGATGTGATGAGCTTCATGTATAACGATAAGAGTGTGAAAAATGGAAGGGTGCACTTTTCATTTGGTCGGGGTCTCGTCGATGATACGATCGAAGTTGGGGATGAAACGATTTACTACGGTCTAAACAAAGTCTGTATGGATCGTATGATATTCTCAAACCAAAGTGAGATGTCTAAAATCGCATACGGAACCTGTGGTGTGGGTGAAGGTTCTGTATACAACGCCATAAAGAATGGATATAGAACTCTGGATTGCGCCCATTTTTACGACAACGAGGAAATGATTGGTAGAGAAATAGCCGCGGCGGTGGGGGAAGGTATCTGTACACGAGAAGACCTGTTCATCATAGGTAAGCTGTGGAACGACCAACACGATGACGTACAGGGGGCTTGTCAGAAGAGCATCGATACCCTAAATGTCGGGTACTTAGACATGTACCTCGTTCACTGGCCAGTGGTGTATAAAAATGGAGAGCGGTTTGAAGCGGATGTCTTGAATGTATTCACCCAGATGAAGGAACTCGAGGGTACACTGTGTAAAAATGTGGGTGTCTCAAACTTTAAAATAGAGCACCTCGAAAAAATCAAACACCTCAAACCATCTCTAAATCAGATTGAACTCCACCCAGCTTTCCAACAACCGGAACTACGAAAGTACTGCGACAAAAACAATATAAATATCATGGCGTACAGTCCAATGTCCAAAGATGCATTGGAAGATGAATACATCCTAAAAATGGGGAAAACCCCAGGCTCCACCGTTCTAAGTTGGATTCTAAACACAGGTTCAGCCCTAACAGTAGCATCCAAAAATCACCAAGTGGAAAATTTGGAGGGAAACTTTATACTGACAGAAAAAGACATGAGGGGAATCACGGATAAAAATATTCGTACAATTCAAGAGAGATGATCGTACTGATTTTATTATTGGGTATTTTATTTTACGCGTTAGACAAGTATCACTATCCGTGTAAAAAAAAGGTATCCCTGTACCACAACCTGCTCCACTATGTGCACAATACGATGGCTATTTTAGTCTACCTGGGTCCATTCCTATTCACTGACAATTCCATCCTTTACATCCTCATGGGGGCAACCATACTCTTGTTGTTCCAGGGTTTGGTCAACCCAAATAAAAAACAGTCCTGCATTCTTATGCCAATTTACAATAAAGAATGTGGTATAGAGAAGGATAGGAAACTATACGACATCTTCTCAGTCTTGCAAATTAAACAACGTATGTTAAGTGATGATTTCAATTTACTGTACTACGCCGTACACGCGAGTTTACTAGTTTACATCATAATGAAAATCAAATAATAAACAACTTTACAACCTCACCGATGATTATCGCCTGTTGGAGCATGACCGCAATCTTAGCCCTGTTTGTTTTGGGACTTAAATCACCATAACCAACACTGCTCATCGTAGTAAAAGCAAAATAGTAGGGATCAACTGGACTCTTGAAACCGAAATCATCGGGGTTCATTCGACTGTAGAGGTACCCAAACAGAACCGTCACAGCCAGTATAACGGTGAGTTGTTTATTCATATACTATTACACTACATTAATTTCCCCCAGATTCTGTATAGAATCCATACTTTTCCGTTGTTTGAACCACCGTCTTGGTGTCGGATCTTCACAAATGATAATACTGAGACCGTTACATACATCCGGTTTGTTTTCCTTCTCTGGAAACTTCTCATTGAAAGCGTGTATGGAAATACCCGGGATATCCGGAGCCTCCTCTAAAAGCCTGTCGTACTCATCCCTTGCCTTTGAAACAAACTCGAGTACATCCACACGATGCTTCTTATCCAGAGACAGTTCCATGTCTATGTTTCTGTAAAACTTCGAGTACTGAATACACATGAGAGAATGTGCATGTGATAGACTCTCACTCTGACTAAACTTACTTATTGATGCGAGTATACCGCCAACCACATTTAGGAACGCGAATATATACTGGAAAATTACAATCCTTCTTTGTGTATCGGTGTCTTCGACTGTGCCATTCGGATTTAAAACAGCAAAACCACCAACCCCTGTTAAACTCGCAATGATTATGTTTGGGTAGGCCATCATATCATTTTGTCTTTTAAAGTGTAATCTCGCGTGATTGTGGAGCCAGCGATATCCAGCCGCCTTTTCTGCCCATTTGACTAAGAGCTTTTCCTGTTTGTCGCACCAACAATGGGGCACATCCTCTTCACCCATATCTACTAAATGCTGAGAATATTTGCACACTCCCTCGCATAGGCATCAACCGCCTCGTTCTGAGAATTTCCATTGTGGGCCTTGACCCACTTCCATTCGACGATTTCCATTTTTTGGGTGAGGGTGTCAATCTCAATCCAAAGTTCCTTGTTTTTCACGGGCGTCCCTGACGCAGTCTTCCACCCATTCCGCTTCCAGTTTTTGATCCACGTGGTAATTCCCTGTTTCACATAGTTGCTGTCCGTGAAAATACGCACCGAAAGGATTCCCAATTCCAAACACTTATCGAGAGCCTTAACAACCGCTGTCATTTCCATTACATTGTTTGTAGTGTTCCTCAGATTTCCCCCGAGTTTCATACCCTCCCCAATGGCGGCCCACCCACCACGACCGGGGTTCCCCAGGCAACTTCCATCAGTGTAAACTTCGTACATACTTACTTATTGTTTTTCTTTTTTAATCCATGATATTCAACAGCCTTCTTCGGGGTCTTGCAGATGATGTCACCACAATGGTCTCTATTTTGGTAGACGGAGTTTATAGATGTGGTCAGGTCCTCACATGTTTTAACTTTCCAACGTCCCAACATGGGTTTTTCCACTTTCACAAAAAGGTCGAAAAGTTTTTTGATCATTTACTTTATACTAATGGATCCCGACTTAGGTTAACGACTAATGCACCCGGATTTCTCAGGAAAGGGTGGGTATTTTTTTATATGTATATAGTAAATGAATCCAGATCTTATGATGATGGGTGGCATGGCCGCATGTCTATGCTGTATGTCGCTATCCTTTCTATTGATGACCCAGTCGGGTGATAAAAATAACAAGGGTGGGCTATTCGGTACTATACTCACTGCACCCCTGGGAATCTTTGGTGGCCCCGTCGCTGGAGCCCTTTTTTAAATCGCGAAGCTTCGCCTTAGATGGAAACGAGGGCCTATCGGGTCTAAAAAAATTATTATACGGACACCCCAAACATCTTGTATGGCGAATTGCACATGAAAGTGCGTCAGCATTCTCCATACATGGTTTTTTCTCAGCTTTTTTTCGTTGTCGATAGGTGCGTTGTCTTCCGATGGCGTAGGTTTGACCTATGGCCAACATGATTACTCATTGTGGTTAGTCTTTATCAGATTTTAAGATACTTGAATATCTTAAAATGTGATTTGAATATTTTTTTAGACTAAAATGCGGTAAGCAATTTAGTTGGAGAACGCGAGGCCACCCATACCGGATTGGATGCGGAGGACGTTGTAGTTGGTCGCGAACATGTTCATCGACAGAGTTGGGAGGCCAGACGCCGCCGCGTTAAGCTTGACCGCAACCTGCGCGTTGTCGATGCGGGAGAAGTTGCATGTGCCAGTTGGCTGGTGCTCCTCTGGCTTGAGCGCGAAGGAGTAAGAGTACACACCTGGGTATGGGGAGCCAGTGTGGTGGTTGAAGGCTTGGACCTGGTTGAAGTACTTACCTTCTTGTTCCTTGAAGCGGTCCTGGCCGTTGAGGACGAGCTTGAAGGTGTTGAGGGGACCGACCACATCCTCAGTGAAGGCGAGGTCGCCGCCACCGGTACCAACCTGCACCATGGGCGCACCCGCGAGGGCGGTGGGCACGAAGCAGTTCGAGGCCGCGATGGCAGTCTGGTCGGAGGTGATAACGACGTTCGAGGCATCGTTGCCGGAGGTGAAGTTCCAAAGGGCGGTGGCCGCGGTGGAGGTGTTGGAGAAGCACCACACGAGCTCCTTAACTGGGTGGTTGTAGGAGAGGCGGACCTGCTTGGTTGTGGCCGCATCGACGGAGTCGGTGCCGGTGTGCTGAACCTGCTCGATGAGGTACTCGTGGCCCTTCTGCGCGAAGCGGCGACGCTCCTCGGTGTCGAGGTAGATGTAGTTCGCCCAGACCTTGATAGAGGCCGCGAGGTAGGTGGTCATGTCGGACGCGAGGTCGATGTCGACGCGGACCTCGTGGTACTGGAGGGCGATGAGGGGGAGGTAGAGACCTGGGTTACGGTTGAAGAAGAAGACGAGGGGGAGGTAGACAGTCTTGCCAGACGCCCCGGTGGTCATCTTACCCCAGGTGGCCTTCTTGGACTCATCCAAGTAAAGCTCGGAGTACAGACGCCACCACTTCTGGTAGTGCTTGTCGACACGCTGGCCACCAATGGAAAGCTCAACGTTGTTGATGGCACGCTCGGCAACCCAGCACGCCGCGGTCGCATCCCCCGCCGCCGACTTGAGTTCGAGGTACATGTCACCGACGAGATCACCGTTGCGCGCAATGGTGACGGACACGCGGCCGGAGTTCGCGGCAGTACCGTTGACGGTCTGCTCGATGTTCTCCATCGCGAAGTTGGTGTGGCGCTTGTATTTCGCCTGGAAGAAAGTCACCTCAGGGTTACCGGTAAGGTAAACATCCTGGGCACCGTACGCTACGAGTTGCATGAGACCACCGGCCATTTTGAGAGTTGTTGTACTATAGGCAGAGAAAATAATTTTAGGGAAATGCGCAATTTTTAGATCCAATTTTTCTCAGTCAACATTAAATGTCGTCTCAGCCTGAAGAAGTTGAAATTGAAGAAGGAGAAATTGTGTCCGATGTGGAAAGTGATGAACTCTTCGAGGAGGGAGTTGATGTGGTGGAGCTCATGGGCTCCCTATTGGCCACACCCGAGGGGGATACCGTGTGCACAGCTCTGGTAAATATTGGTCTCCAATTGCAAAACCAAAATAAGATCCTTATAAAGATTTTGAGCAAACTTCAATATGCTTAGAGAATAAAATATAAATATTAGAAATGGAGTCAACCCACTTCATTGACAAGGAACCCAACACCTATGAGGCTCTCGCCGAGATTCATAAGCAGCATATCCAGTCAATGAATGAGGAACAGATTATAAAGTGCATCGACAATATCGAAACCCTGTGGGATCTTAAAAATTGTGATTACCAGAATGCATGTGTGTTGGGATACAGACAGTATATTCACCCCGACAATTATGACGAAAATGGGAACCCCAATCCCTCAAAAATTGACATCTTGGCCATCAAAGGCATTCGGGAAAATCATCGGCGTTCAATGGCGGACATTAAGAACCATGTCCGTACGATGAAGATTCGCCACCCCGATACGAAGGATGATGGGGTCTCGTTGACCAAACGAATCAATAACATTTTCAAGCAAATCAACGATGGGTACGATAACATCCGACGGCACTACACATCCTACGAGCGCGTCGTCAATCCAACCGCCCTGCCGCAGATCACGACCTCTTCAGACCCCTCGACGATGGACGATGATGAGATCGAGAGTGCCACCCCCTTCCAAAAGTGTTTACTTCACACCCTAGATGAGACCTACAAGTCTGGGTATCGTAGGTACAAGGGATTCTGTTGTGAAGAGATTAAGACGGTCGAGGGGTTCAGAACTCGTGCATGGAATGCGAAATTCACAATCGAGGACTTTGTGTATTCCCTCTCCCAAAAGGATGACGACTTTAACAATTGGAAGAACTTTACGAGTAGGGGTTCAGTCTTTAGGGATGTCATCGATAACATCTCCAAGTGCATCGATCACCAATTTCCCCAGATTGAAAAGAGACGACACGTCTGGTCTTTCAAGAATGGTGTGTTTGTCGGGAAAGAGTGGATCCCAGACAGGGGGGTGTATGACTGTCGATTCTACCCCTACGAGAGTAAGGATTTCAGGTGCCTCGATCCCACCATCGTCGCCTGTAAGTACTTTGACCAACAATTTGATGACTTTGCTCATCTGGATGATTGGAAGGATATCCCAACCCCCTACTTTGACAGTGTGCTGAAGTACCAGAAGTTTGAGGATGAGGTGTGCAATTGGGCCTACGTCATGGGCGGACGCCTCTGCTTCGACGTCGGTGATTTGGATGGGTGGCAGGTTATCCCCTTCTTCAAGGGTATCGCGAGATCGGGGAAGTCCACCCTCATAACCAAAGTGTTCAAGAAGTTTTACGAGGGGGAGGATGTTGGGACCCTTTCCAACAACATCGAGAAGAAGTTTGGTCTCTCGGCCATTAAGGATTCCTTCATGTTCATCGCCCCGGAGGTAAAGGGGGATCTCGCCCTTGAACAGGCGGAGTTTCAGTCCATCGTCTCTGGGGAGGATGTATCCGTCGCGGTGAAGAATAAGACGGCGCAATCTTTCGAATGGAAAGTCCCAGGGGTGTTGGGGGGGAATGAAGTTCCCAACTGGAAGGATAACTCGGGCTCCGTACTCCGTCGTATCCTCCCGTGGAACTTTAGTAAACAGGTCCAAGAAGCAGATCCCCAGTTGGACAAGAAACTTGACAAGGAACTCCCCGTGATTCTCCTCAAGTGTATCAAAGCCTATTTGGATTATTCGAGCAAGTACAACGACAAGGACATCTGGAATGTAGTCCCCGCGTATTTTAAGAAGATACAAAAACAGGTTGCCATGGTTGCCAGTACACTCACAAACTTTTTGGAATCGACGAGTATAACCTATGGTGAAAAGTTGTTTGTACCACAGAAGATGTTTGTAGTGGTTTTCAACCAACACTGCCAAGCAAACAACTTGGGGAAGCACAAGTTTCATCAGGACTTTTACGCGGGTCCCTTCAGTTCGAGGGAGATTGAAGTCAGGGACGAAATCGTCACCTACAAGGGACGTACATATCCACGGCAGCCGGTCATCTACGGTCTCGATGTAATCACAGATGACTCTATGGAGTACACCGACAACTATTAAAAAAAAATATCCCCAATTAGTAATATGAGCCAGAGTGTCAAGGAATTTGTCAGACAATCTGGTGTAGAAGTTCAAAGTCCAAACTCAAATTCGAATGACAATTTTGCGAGAGAGCTCGAGGAAGCTATGAATGTCGAGACGAACGCGCAAAGGGAAGCACAGAGAAGACGAGAAAGTTTGGCCAGGGCTTCCTCGTTTTTTAGAACCCCGGGTCGCCCAACGCGCCCGGTGCAAATACCACAACGCTTACAAGAAAACTTAATTAATAATCAAAAATATAATGCCCTCGGTGATGAATTTGCCGATGTGATGCCCATTCCAAATGCAAAACGGGAGATTGAAATCAGTAAACTGAATATGGGTATGTTCAATGCCACCGTGAATAAAAATTTTGGTAGCGGGGATCGCGTGGATCTCAAAAAAATACTTATGCGGTCGCCAATCGACCAGACCCCCATTGGTGAGGGTCTTTATGTAGACACGGAGGATATCCGCGGTGTTTACGGACAATTTAAGACGGGGTTCTCTCACACCAAAGAATACGGACCCAAGGGCGACCTAAACAAAAACTTTTCAACCGTGCAAATCAAATTGAAAATTACTAACAACACCGAAACCAAAGGGGCTACGGTGAACATATACAAAAATGGTAAGATACGTTTTTCGGGGGGCTTCGTTGGACGCGATATATCCAATCAGGCTGAACTCATTCGCAACTTTGTTATAGGTAAGTATACAGAGGGACAAAGTTTCCTATATAATCCATTCGAATACAACAATCTCAGTGGAACCTTTATGTTCAACGGTATCTTTAAAGATATGAAGAACGTCGCGAGACTCCAAAACAAGTTTGAAATATCCTACATTTCGTATGAACCCGAACTGGCCCCCTTCCTGTACATGACCTTTAGGGAGCACAAGTTTATTCTATCCAAGTCTGGGAACATCCAAATATCTGGGGCTAAGAACCCCAGAGATATGATGGATGCCTACAATGCAGGGAGTGATCTTGTTAAGATACTCTATAGAAATGGGTTTATAAATATAACCGGTGCGTTCCCAAAAAAGGCCCAAAAGACTTCCACAAAGGTAACTGTGGTCAAACCAAAGTCGAAGCCCACTGGACCCAGAATTAGAAAACAGGTCGTCGTATTTATGATTGGCGCCAAGAGGTGCACGAGTCTCAAGAAACCCAAACTCGTGGACATGGCTAAGAAAATGGGAATCGTAGATATAACTAAGAGCACCACAAAGGAGGAACTATGCAAAAAAATTGAAAAGGCGTCCGCGAAGAATAAGAAAAATGCGACGTTTAGGAATACCAATAAAAATAGAAATGTACGCCTCTCTGGAACGAACAAGTCTTTCAAAATCGGTAAAACTAAATGTGGCAACTACACCAAGACGGAACTCACCCGTGTCGCTAAGATTCTAAACATCCCAGTGGATTCCAAAGAGACCAAGGATTCCCTGTGCTCCAAGATTGAGAAGGCTCGGAACGAACTCGCTAAGCCCAAGCCCAAGCCCAAGCCCAAGCCCATGTCCAAGTCCCCAAACAATAACTTTGCGGCAAACCTGGAAAGGTCTATGGTTAAAGCTGAAATTATGAGAAAGAGGGGTCTCAATGACAATTCAATCCGAAAGGACCTCGCCAAACTTTATGGGGACAAATGGATGAAGAGGTACAATCCCTCCCTCAATCAAGATGTTAGGAACATTAAGAAGGAGATGAACTCTATTTCAAAGGTGAACAAGAAGGGTGTCCCTTTCAAGAAGGATGTAGATGCCCTCAAAAAGAATATGGTCTCTATGTGGAAAATGCAGAGAAAGAGGGAACTCGAAAAGAAGTTTTACATGAACACCGCAAACGTCACAGGTATCGCCAATAACTTGAAAAGTTCATACCGTCGCGCGGTCGGAAACTACGCCATGAACCAAAAGAACCCCCCAACCAAAAAGAAATTGGACGACTATAGAAAATATTGGTTAAAGTTTAGAGCTAATATGAATGTAAATAATGCACGAAAGAAGTGGAATGCTGTCGCCACAGCCGCCCGCGGAAGAACTTCTTTCCCGGCTGGAACTAGGGTTGAGAAAGTATAATCATGGTGTCCGGGTAAATGATGACACGAGAACCTGGGGAACCCGTACAAACTCTTGGATGGAGATGGCTAGGGAAGAGTTTCTAGATGGAATCATCTACGTGGCAGCTGACTATATTAGAATTGGGAGAAACAGTAAAGAACACAAGAGCCCACTTGAAATAGAGTTTAACGACTATTACAGGAAGGATGATAATAAATTGATTATGTATATTCTGAATAATTATACCAGAATTGATAGCCCGAAGCACAAGAAGATGATCAGCACTTTATGCTCTTGTTTATAATCTTTTCGGGTTCGGCAGCTTGTTTGAGGTGAATCGTGTGATAGGAAAAGTCATACTTTGGGAACGTTCGTTTTATTAAATCTGAAATTGAGATAGCATCGATGAAGCGGGGCATCCCCGAACACACTGAATTTCGTTCAACTTGGAGAAACCTATCCTCCAATTGCACGAACTTTTTTAAACCATCCTGCTCCATACCATCTCGGTGCATCTTGGTGTACATCTCCTTAGACATACCTTGGCTCATGTGGAAGTTTTTGGAGCCCCCCACCTCCTCCGACTTGACGGTTTTATCATACATTAGGGCTAGAACAATTACACCCGCTACGAGGTAAAGCATATTACTATAGCTTACATAATTTTCACGAGGTCCGCCACCTTGTTGATGATGTTGAACAACTTGTAGACGGAATCTACCTCCCCGGGCTTCACAATCTCAAGTTCAATTTGGTAAGAGGCCTCCTCCTCCGAGTCCATGTCGACGTTGTCCCCCGAAGAGATGGTCATATCGATACTCAAGTTCTTGCGCACGAAGGAGTGGCGGGTCTTCGTCCTCTTCCTATCCATCTCGTACTCCCCAGAGGTGGGGATCTCCCGAGCGATGCACATCCTCACATCGAGGGGATCGCATTTGAAGTCCTCCTTGACGACACTGATTTTTTGGATCATCGTCTGCTCCCCCGTGTCTTCGTTGGAGGTGATCCGTACATTACTGTTATCGTTATAGTACACGTCAGTCTCGGTGTAGTTGGTGGACTCCCACCCGTCGTAGTTCTTCAACCCCTTTAGGACGCGTTCCCAGGTCTCCTTCCCGACATTAGTGTCGAAGAGGGAACCATTGTGCTTTCCGAGGCGAATTTCAACCTCGATGTTCTCTTCGGTCTTTAGGGCCTCGAAGGAGGGAAGGATGGTATCAGTTATACGTTTAATATCCATTGTGATTTTTACTTAACATTTACAATTTGCGTCATTTACTTAAGCCTTTTTTATCGATAAAATGTAATGAAAGGTTTTATCAACCTGGGGAACACCTGTTATTTTAATACAGCTGTTCAATGCCTTCTACATACACCAGTTCTCACAAACTACTTTTTGAAAAACCCATACGAAGGGGAATGTAGATTTACCCAGGTGTATTCTAAATTTGTCACAGTCTATTGGACGAGCGGTCGTCCAGAACTATCTCTCTTAACACTCTTAGCTAGATTCCGAGAAGAGTTCCCACGTTTTAAGTCCAGTGAGCAACACGATGTACAGGAAGCAATCCTATGCATCATAGACATCCTTGAACGATCGCAGCCGTTCATTAAACCCTGGTTTTATGGTAAGAAGGTTCAAGAAACTATTTGGCCCGGTGGAAAGTCAACGAGTGAGGAACCCTTCAGTGTTCATTTGGTGACTTCCGATGGTAACGAATTGGGGGAGATGCTAAAGAAGAGTATGGATTGGAATGTACTAGAAAACTTTGAGGACACCGAGGGTAAGGTGCACAACGTGGCTACGACGCGATCCCTCTTTTCGGAGCTCCCCCAAGTTTTGATGA